AACCATTTAAACTTAACATATTTGGCATAATTGGTATTTTTGTGCTATTATTAGGTATGAGTTCTATTGCTATTTTTTATTACTATATTAAGGAGGTTGTACTTTAATGGCATTATCCAAACAGGTTAAAGAATCTCTGGAAGATGCAAGTCATGATTTAAGAAATGCACTTGCATTCTCAGCACGTACAGAGAAACCCTATATAAGCAAACACATTGCTGACATGTTGGCAAAGATTGATGCTTTAGTTGACATAGAAGTATTTTTAGAGGAAAACCATTTATGATTTTTATTGCATGTCCACCAGTTTATACTTTACCTGGTACTTGGGATGACCCAGAGAAAATTAAGAGATGTCAAGAAACTCTTATACCTCATCTTCAATTAGAACCAGAAACAGGATTTTTAGTATTTGTAGGATTAGTTGTTCTTGGTCTTATGATATATGGAATCTATAAAACCTTTGGTAAAGGTGGTGAAGGTTTGAGAGATGAAATTAAAGAACATGCTAGAATGCATGAATTAGGAATTGCACATGGTCATGAGGGTGGCGGTGCTAGACCTGTAATGACTCAAAAGGCACAAGAACAAGACTACCCACAACATCATCATGATACTTAATGTTAGTTTCACAAGAGACTGCTGAATGGGCAGCAGATGAGTTTATAAATTATTTTTCCAACTTTCGTGATATCGAAGATTATCTAAGGTTTGTCAAAAGAGAAGTTTTATCTTCTCGGACATCCTTAGTTTCTCTTTCTGATGAATTCTTCAATGAAGATATGCATCCAGAAGACATGGAGTTTAATATCGTTCGTGTTGGTAAAGGTGGACTTGACCAAAAATATTATTCTAATCTACTCACTGCTGTTTCCTCACATAACAATGAACATAATATTCCTGGTCGAGAATTGAAGTGGATGGTATTTGAAAAGAACACCAACAAAGTAATTGGATTTGTTCGATTTGGATCTCCTACAATTAATTCAAAACCAAGGAATATCTGGTTAGGTAAACAACCAGATCTTTCTCTATTCAATCGTCATGCAGCGATGGGATTTGTTATTGTTCCATCGCAACCATTTGGATATAATTATCTTGGTGGTAAGTTACTTGCACTGATGTGTATATCACATTATGCTAGAGAACAATTGAATGAAAATTTTGAGAAAGACATTGGATTATTTGAAACTACCTCACTGTATGGGTCTGCAACGTCTGCTTCACAGTACGATGGACTAAAACCCTTCATGAGGTATAAAGGTCTCACAGAGAGCAAATTCATACCTCTAATGCATGATAAGCAATTTCATAAATTGCATGACCATTTTACCATGCTCAATGACAACACACCTCTAACTGATAATAAAGCATCTTCAAAGAAGATGAAAAGGCAAACAAAGATGATATCTATCATTCGTAATAACTTAGAAGATCAAACTAAGTTAGATAGATTTAATGAAGTTATTAAAGGTGCATTTTCAATCACACAACAAAAGAGATCTTATATTTCTGACTATGGTTACTCAAATGTCAGAGAGGTTATATTAGGAGAGCAAGATAAATTGACACCAGGACAAAACTATGATAAATTTGAACTAGATAATATTATTTCATGGTGGAGGAGAAAGGCAACTAAAAGGTATGAAAAACTGAAGAAAGAAAACAGGTTTAGAAAAGAGGTTGAATTATGGACAGAACAGGACAACATACAAATCATAAGATAACCACTTTTGAGATAGTGTTTATACCAATTATATTTTTTGAAGAGTTTGTCAAAAGATCACTGATTGGTATAATTCAACTCCTAGTCGAAATTGAAAATTGGAATTTTAACAGAAAGTATCACAGATGATTGAATTGAAAGATTGGTTGAACTCAATCAACCAAAACAAAAGAAACCTTTATGATGAAGACCCTACAGTAAAGTATCCCGCATACATTATAAACAGATGTATGTCTGGTCATCTTGATACTATAATGTTTGCAAATGAGATGAATCTCAGTTCACAACTGGATAGTGATATGCAATATTCGTTTTATCTAAATAGTGTGAGGAAGCGAAAGAGATTTTCTCCTTGGCTCCGCAAAGATGAGGTTAAAGATCTTGATTCTGTGAAACGTTATTATGGTTATAGTAATGAAAAAGCAAAGCAAGCTCTAAGAATCCTATCCAAAGAACAACTTAATTTTATAAAATCGAAATTTGAAACTGGAGGAACAAAATGATTGCCGAGCCTGAGGTCAAGTGGTCTGCTGACCAAATGATTGAAGTCACACTGAATGAACCAGATGACTTTTTAAAAGTAAGAGAAACTCTCACAAGAATTGGGGTAGCATCCCGTAAGGAGAAAAAGATATATCAATCATGTCATATACTACACAAACAAGGTAGATATTATATTGTTCACTTTAAAGAATTATTTGCACTGGATGGTAAACATGCCAATCTAACTCAAAATGATGTGCAACGTCGTAATCGTATCATTCAACTCTTATGTGATTGGGGATTGGTAACAGTTATCAAACCTGAGAAAGTAACTGATATTGCTCCTTTAAACCAAATTAAAGTATTATCATATAAAGAAAAGGGAGAGTGGGTACTAGAAACTAAGTATAATATTGGTAAAAAGAAAAAAGTAGAAGAACCTGTGTAAAGTGAAAAAATTTATTTTTGATGTTGATGGGACTTTGACACCTAGTAGGAAAAGCATGGATCTTATATTCATGTCTTTTATGTTAGAGTTTTGTGATAAGAATGAAGTCTACTTAGTAACTGGTAGCAACCGTGAAAAAACTTTAGAGCAAATTAGTTATGGACTTTATAATAAATGCAAAAGAGTTTATAACTGTGCAGGTAATGACGTATATGAACAAGAAGAACTTGTGTACAGAACACCGTGGGAATTACCAGATGATGCAAGAGAGTTTTTATTAGAAGAATTAAAACAAAGTACATTCCCAATTAGAACAGGAACACACATCGAGAAGAGACCTGGTTGTGTGAATTTTAGTATTTTAGGGAGAGGTGCAATATTTGAGGAGAGAGAAGTGTATAAAGAATGGGATAGAGATAATCATGAACGAATTGAAATTGCTAAAAGATTTAATCAAAAGTTTCCAGAATTATATGCATTTGTTGGTGGAGAAACAGGTGTAGATATTTCTGCAAAAGGAAATGATAAAGGTCAGATAATTCGTGATTTTAGTTCTGATGATGAGATACACTTCTTTGGGGATCGCATGGATGTAAATGGTAATGATTATCCATTAGCGAAAGCAGTACAAGATATGGGCGGTTTTACGCACTCGGTTACAGGATGGGAAGATACCCGAACCAAATTACAGGACTTTAAATCATCTTAGTGTTATAATTAGTTATGTCGCCTTCGGGGACACAATTAAACTCGCTTACTAAGGAGAACTATGACTAACATTCAGAGATATACTGCTGCTGATCTTCCAGAACTTATGGAGAAGATCACAAGAAACAGCATTGGATGGGATGATTACTTCCAGAGATTCTGGGATTCAAATACAAACGCTAACTATCCACCATATAATATTGTACATGTAAACAACGTTGAATCTAGATTAGAGATTGCACTTGCAGGATTCAAAAAGAAAGAAGTTAAAGTTTACACGGAGTATGGAAAGTTATTTGTTGAAGGAACTAAAGAACAAAAAGAAGAGGAAACATATAGTCACAGAGGACTAGCACAAAGATCATTCTCAAGAGCATGGTCATTATCTGATGATGTTGAAGTTAAGGATGTATCATTTGCAGATGGACTTCTTACAGTTAAATTAGGCAAGATTGTTCCAGAGCATCATGCAAAAAAAGAATATCTATGATATAATGTAATTCATTAGACTTTTATAATGGATTACAAATCATCAGGTGTAGATATTGAAGCAGGAAACTCCTTTGTAAGGAGTATTCAAGAAACCGTTAAGTCCACTCACAGACCAGAGGTCGTGGGTGGATTTGGTGGTTTTAATGGTATGATGAGAATACCAGAGGGGTATAGGAAACCAGTATTAGTATCAGGAACAGATGGTGTTGGAACTAAATTATCATTGGCACATATTTGGGGAGATCATCATTCAGTCGGTATTGATTTAGTTGCAATGTGTGTCAACGATGTAATCACATGTGGTGCAGAACCATTATACTTTTTAGACTATATTGCGACAAGTAAGATTGATCAAAATGTATTGGGTCAAATAGTGGATGGTGTGGCAAGAGGTTGTCTTATATCTGGATGTTCTTTACTTGGTGGTGAGACTGCAGAGATGTCAATCATGTATGCTGATTCAGAATACGATTTAGCAGGATTTTGCACTGGTGTTGTTGAAGAGGATGAAATTATCGATGGAAGTAAAATTAGAGAGGGTGATAAGATAATTGGTATTGCAAGTAGCGGACTTCATAGTAATGGGTTTAGTTTAATAAATGATATGTTATGGAGACATAAGATTGCATATTTAAAGATGCCAGAATTATCAACACCAACTCGTATCTATGCACCAATTATTAAGTATATAAAAGACAAAGTTCCAATACTAGCAATGGCACATATTACAGGTGGTGGTCTTGTAGAAAATTTACCACGTTGTGTTCCAGAACCATATAAGGTAAAAGTTAACTATGATTCATGGCCCTTACCTAAAATATTTCACAAGATTATGATGGCAGGTGAAATATCACCAGAGGAAATGAAAAGAGTATTTAATCTTGGTATTGGTTTCTGTGTGATTGTTACAGATGAGTATGTAGATGAAACCATGAAACTAATTGGAAATGATTGTTGGACAATTGGAGAAATTGTGGTATAATATAGGTGTAGTTAAACACGATTATGAGTATACAACTAGTTTTACTAAAATCAGGAGAAGATGTCATCGCAGATGTAAAAGAACTACGTGATGATAAAGACGAATTAATGTCTTATGTCTTTAAAGATCCATACAAAATAAAAATTACAATGCCACAAGTTTTGATGGAAACTAAAAGTAAACCAAAACATGAAGCAGCATTTTATAAATGGATGCCACTATCAAAAGAATCTGATATAATAGTAAATAAAGATTGGATTGTATGTATTACAGATCCAATAGATACAAT